ATATAGAATTTACTAGATATGCACGAAGCACTTGACTTGTTAGAGGTTATACATGGCGATAATAGATAGTTTATTTTTAAAACTTGGCTACGATTACGATCCATCGAAGTTAGAGAAATTCAATAATATTGTCTCAACTTCAGGAAATGTTATCCGTAGTCTTTCGTTTGCAGCTATAGGCGCAATAACTTCTATCGCATTGTTGACCGTGCGGTCTAGTAAACTTGCACTGGAACAGACACGGATGGGTAAGAATATAGACGTTTCTCGCTCTAGTATAGAAGCGTTTTCAAGAGTTTCTAAGGATTTAACTGGCAGTGGTGGTGCTGCAACAGAGTTGCTAGGAACGCTTGGCGATATGAACGACGCCTATAAAGCCGGAGAAGACGTATCTGATAAATACATTCAGGGACTTGCAAGACTAGGAATTGACTTTCAATCGTTCATGCAACTTAATCCTGATGACCAAGTCATTAAAATGGCTAGTGCATTTCAAGCTGTAGACAAAGACACTCAGGCTGCTTCAAGAAGCTTACTTGGACTTTCACGCGACCAGCAAACATTCCTTCGTGGATTTAAAGAGGAAGATTATCTCGCTGCGAAGCCGACAGAAGCAAACATAAAGGCTGCAGAGAAATTAGATAAAATGTATCGCAAGTTCCAGAGCACAGCGCAAGATGCCGCTAATGCGATAGGATCGAAGGTGCTGGGTCCAGCGACAGATGTCCTAGAATTATTTATTGAAGAGCTTCCAAGAATAATTGAATTCGCTGGAGAATTGACAGATGCTTTCTTCGCTTTCGGCAAGGGACTAGGAATAGTTTATGCTCAGCTCGAACAGTTTTTCAAGAAAACTAAAAAGGGCATAACTGATTTCTTTACTGACAATGTTCTTACAAGGTTCGGTGCAAAGTTAGGCGGCTTTACAGCCGACGTGGTTGGAAAAACTGCAAGCCCAAACATCGAGCAAAACAACGATATTAACATAGAAGTCAATAGCACAGCTCCAGCGGAAACAGTTGGAAATGAAATAGTTAGTAAGATCGAACTAAATATTCGCCGACTTGCGGAACAGAACTATTCTGGGGTTATTGCCTAATGCCAGTTTTTCAAAACTTAATTATTCGCAATAGAAGAAAGATAGGAGGCATCGCTATTGATGGGACTATCCAAGAGCTTTCTACGAAGAGAATGAAAGTAACAGAATATCCGGTTGAGTCTGGTGAATATGTAACAGACCATGTTATTAAAGAGCCAGCCACATATCAGATAGAAGGGCTAATAACAGACACTCCTCTTGGATGGGATGGCGTTGTTGAATCCGTAACTGGTGTAGTCGATGGAATAACAGGGTTGTTTGGAGGCTCAGGCAAAGCTCCAACACGGAGTAAACAGATATATAATGCGCTTGTCGACTTAATGAATGCTCGTCAAGTAATTGAAATCGACACAGGCTCAGAAAGATATGAGAATTTAATTTTTGAATCTATTTCAACAACGAGCAATAAAGACAATTCTGGCGGGGTTGAATTCACTGCTACATTTAAAGAGGTTCTATTTGTTTCTACTAAAGCAACAGGTCTTAACAGAGAGAATATTGAGGACGATGTTTTTAAAGCTCGATATGCAGATATAGAGAACGAAGGCGTTTCACCAGTTCGTGATGCAAATGCTGTTGAAGTTAAAGAGATAGGCAATTCATTATGAAGATAATTAGCCTATTTAAAAGTGCAAGTTCTCAGCGTGTTCAACTTGATGGAAAATCTATTGTATTTACGTTGTATTACTCAAGTGAATTTGACAGATGGCTTGCCGACATCGAGAATGAAGATTCAGGTGAAAAAGTTTTTAGCATTGTGTTAAATGAAGGGGAGGATGTTTTAACCGCATCGGGGAGAATAGGTCTTGAAGCGTTAGTCCCTGTTAGTGTCCCCGAGAGAGGTTTTGAAGCAGATTTTGAAAACTTTTTAAATAAGGTCATTATGGTATACATGACAATTGATGAATATAACTTAGCTCGCTATGATGGCGATGCAGTATTGAGACTGCTGTGGAAAGAGTAAAGTTCGATAGATATTTTAAGTTGATAATCGGTGAAGAAGAAGTAACCGATTTGCGAGCAGTGTTCCACATTGAGAGGCTTCCTGGAAATTCGTATAGCACAATGGATCTTTCTATATATAATATGTTTACCAGTAAAAATATAAGCGAAGACACTAAGATAACAATTGAAGCTGGATACGAAAATAATAAGTCAACTCTTTTCCGTGGTGTTGTTAAAAATGTTCAGCGCGTTGTAACGCCGCCTGATGTTGAAATTAAATTATACTGCTACGATTCAACACGCACGGAATCAAAACCGTTGAACTTTACGCTTGAATCTCCTAAGAGTGTTGATTCAATAATAAGAAAACTTGCTGAAGAAAGTGAAGTTTCAATTAAGTTTTTAAATGTTGAAGGAAATCAGGTTGGAGCGTTTATAGCAGAAGGAACTCTACAGCATCATCTAAATGAACTTGCCAGTAAATTTAATTTCCGGTGGCACATAATAGCAGATGGGCTTGTTGCATATAAAAAAGATGGTGGAACAAATAGACATTTTGAAATAAGTATTAACACTGGACTTTTAGAAGCACCAGTTATAACTAACAGAGGAGTTAATTTTAAAAGTCTTATGGAACCCGAGATAATTCCCGGAGATAAATTTTCAGTTGAATCAAGAAGTGCTGTATTGCAGCAAGGTGATGTGACTTCACAGAGAGCCCGTAGAGTGAGTTTTGACAATAACATTGCACTAACCGTTGTGCACTCTGGCGACACACACGGTGACACATGGTTTACGGAGGTTAGAGGAAATGCGATTTGACAGTCTTGAATCTGCTCTAAACTCAATGATACATGATGGTTTATTAACCGTCAATGTTTCAATACCATGTGTTGTTGACAAGTATCAAAATGGGCGTGTATGGGTTACGCCGGTTGTAATGCGAGTGACGAAAGAAGGCTCTGAAAAGCACAGCACGATACCGGATGTGCCAGTGGCATATCCTAACGGTGGTGGATACTCAATTACTTTTCCGATAGAGAAAGGTGATGAAGGGTTAATTATATTTTCTCAAAGAGATATTTCCCAGTTTAAAGAAAAGGGTGGGATAGCAGATCCACCGACCTATCGTATTCACTCTATGGCAGACGCAATCTTTATTCCCGCCATGGTGCGCAGCACTGAGGAGCATGTTGATCTAACTATAACCGATGGATCTGCTGAAATAAAAATGAAAAATGGCAGAATAGATTTAAATGGTCAAGTGTTTATAAATGGGGGAAGATATTCCTTGCATAATCATACACTTGTACAAGCGGGAACAGACGTTTCAGGACCGGTATCTCCATTATGAGCATAAGCTTCACATTAAAAAATAATGATATTTATCTTGAGAAAGATCGCTTGGCTGTAGTACTTGATGATGAGCAAATCGCTCAGTCACTACTTACACGGCTGAGATTTTATCGTGGTGAATATCCGCTTGACAGTCGCTATGGATTTCCGTATCGTGAAATGCTAGGCAGCAGGACAATCAATATTGATGAAATGGAATCTGAATTTAAACGCTACATATTAAACACTCAGGGTGTTTCAAGAATAAGCATGTTCAGAATGGAAATGATAGGAAGAACTTTGCAGGTCTCTTTCAGTGTTGAAACAATAACAGGAAGAGAAATAAATATTGCATTAGAGCCAGTTGGCTCTACAGTTAAAGTAAATAATTGGAGACTTTCATGAGTGGTATAAATGATAAAGGTTTTGAACTTAAAAGACTTCCGCAGATAAAATCTGAAATGGAAGAAGCTGCAAGAGCGGCTCTTGGATCAGACGCATCATTAACTCCTGATAGTCCAGAAGGTGCTATAATAACTTTCTTTAGTCAAGCTTATGCGGAACTATGGGAACGCTTGCACTTTGCCTACAGTGCATTTAATCCTCTGTTTGCCACAGGGCAAACATTAGACAACCTTGTATGGCTCAACGGGCTTACGCGCTTGCCAGCACTGCAAAGCGCAGTAACTCTAACCTTTACCGGCGTAGACAGTACCATAGTACCAGCGGGAACTATTGTTAAGCACAATGTAACAGAAAACGAATTTACAACCACCACGGAAGTTACGATAGTCAGCGGAATTGCCGAGGTAAATG